GTTCCGGTTGGCAATAGATAATCGAAACCATATTGGCATGAACTAACACCAACATGGTTTCACATTGCAATGTAGCCTCGCCCTATAAATATAAAAAGCAACCGGCACGTTGTTCCGTTTTAACATGGTGGAGAGACACGACCCGAACATTGTTCGTGTTGCGCCTCTGCACCATTTTGGTCACATACTAATATACTGTTACAGTCCCAAACCCACGGAAATACGTGCTTTTTTCGCTATACCGGGGGGGTGGCGTTTAAAATTTACCCCCCCGGCCCCCCTTCGCGCGGGGGGCGTGTGCGTATAACCTGACAGACACCGAAATGTGACCCCCACCCCCGGTATGTCCTTGTTTTTCCGGGCCATCTCCAAAAAAATTTTATAACTTTTCTCTTGCCAAATTGTAACAATAGAGTGTAACAGCGTCTCACCACAAAAAACGGGAGAAATACGTTGGCTGTTTATGGTTACACCCGCGTCTCGACGGAAGATCAAATCGAGAATACGTCCCTTGAGGATCAGGCACGCCAAATAAAAGGCATCGCCCTCACGCATAATCTGGAACTAGACCATATCTACGAAGAGCGCGGCGTGTCCGGCGGCGTTCCCTTGCTGCGCCGAGAAGAAGGCTGCAAGCTGGCGTTCCTCCGTCCGGGCGATACAGTCATAATCTCCAAGCTGGACCGTATGTTCAGGGACGCACGGGACGCACTAAACGTGATTGCCGATTGGGATGCTGCGAACATTAACCTCATCATCAACGGCTATGGCAATGTGACCGACAAGGCGAACCCGAACGGAAGGTTCATGCTTGAGATCATGGCCGTGTTCAGTGGTGAGGAGCGCCGACGCATCCGCGAGCGCGTCACGGCTGGCAAGCGCGCCAAGAAATCGCAAGGCGGCTACATTGGTGGTAAGGTTCCGTTTGGATTTAAGAAGTCGGGCGCGGGCCGGGCGGCCAAGCTGAAGCCCGATCCAAATGCGCAGGACGCGATGATTACAATGAAAGCCGCACGCGTTAAAGGCCATAGCTACCGCGATATTGCTATTATCGTAGCAAAGCGTCATGGTATCGAAGTAAGTCACCAAACGGTTGCACGGGTAATCCGGGGAGATAAGAATGACCAAATCTGAGCCGAACTTCTTTCTGGAGTTCCTAAAGAAGTATCGTGATGATCCGGCTGGTTTCGTTCGGGACATTCTGCGCACCAAGCCAGACCCGTGGCAGGTGAAGTTCTTAGAGGCGATTAGCGAAGGCAACCGCCGTATCTCCGTCCGCTCCGGTCACGGTGTAGGGAAATCGACAGCCGCATCATGGGCCATGTTGCATTACTTCCTCACCCGCTACCCTGTGAAGGTTGTTGTGACTGCGCCAACATCTGCACAGTTGTTCGACGCGATGTTCGCGGAACTGAAGCGATGGGTGAATGAACTTCCCGATGTTCTTAAAACCTTGATCGAAGTCAAGGCAGACCGCATTGAATTGAAAGCAGCACCAAGTGAAGCCTTTATCTCCGCGAGAACGTCGCGCGCCGAAACGCCAGAAGCACTCCAAGGTATCCACGCCGATAACGTATTGCTTGTCGCCGACGAAGCCTCGGGTATCCCAGAAAGCGTATTTGAAGCGGCCTCCGGTTCTATGTCGGGACATAACGCTACGACGCTCCTACTCGGGAACCCAACACGGAACAGCGGTCTATTTTACGATACCCACAACCGTCTTAAGGGAGAGTGGAAGACATTCCACGTTAGCTGCGTTGACAGCCCGCGTGTCTCGGAGGCTTTCGTCCGTGAAATGCAACTACGCTATGGCGAAGACAGTCCGGCATATCATGTACGTGTTTTGGGCAACTTCCCGCCACGAGAGGAAGATACTGTAATCCCGGTTGAACTTATTGATGGCGCAATGAACCGCGAGATCAAGATCGCCAAGCAGACGCGAAGTGTCTGGGGGTTGGACGTGGCGCGTATGGGTTCGGACAGCAGCGCACTCGCCAAGCGTCGTGGACCAGTTGTCGAAGAGATACAGACTTGGAAAGGTCTGGACCTGATGCAGCTTACCGGCGCAGTGGTCGCCGAGTATGAGGCGTTGCCGCCATCAGAGCAGCCGACGGAGATACTTGTTGATAGCATCGGGCTTGGTGCTGGCGTGTTGGATCGTCTACGCGAATTAGGTCTGCCAGCGCGTGGGATCAACGTCGCCGAAAGCCCGGCGCTGAAAGGAACCTACGCCAACCTACGCGCCGAATTGTGGTTCAAGTGCAAAGCGTGGCTGGCGAACCGCGATGTGAAGATACCGAAGGATGAGCAGCTATTCGCCGAGTTGGCGTCGCCGCGTTACTCGTTCACGTCGTCCGGCAAGATGCAAGTCGAGAGCAAGGAAAGCATGAAGAAACGCGGCCTTCCTTCGCCGGATAAAGCGGACGCTCTCTGCCTGTGTTTGGCGACAGACTTGTCAACTATAATGCACGGATATTCAATGGCGAATAAAACAGGTCCGTTGCGCCGCAATATACGCGGAGTTGTTTGACAGATTTAGAAGATGTGTTATATTTAAATGGCTGCGCAAGTTTTCCTCTCCCTCCTTGTGCAGTCACGTAACCTTGGGGCAGCGAGGCTTAAAGCCGGTAATAGCGCCGTGTAGTGCTGGACACCACTACCCACCGTCGCCGCCGCCCCATCTTTTTACTTAAACTTTACATAGCCCCATACTTTAGTGTATACTTATCCACAGGGATGGGGGCTTTCCTGCATGAAGACTTGTAGAGGATGCGGCGAAGTAAAGCCGCTAGATGAATTTGACATAGGTCGAGGTAAATGCAAGCCATGCCGCCGCGCAATACAGCGGGCCTATCGTAATTCACGTCCCGGCTATCACCGCAACCACAACTTAAAACAACGCTATGGCATCACGCCGGAAGAGTATGAAAGCATACTCGCCGCGCAGAATTTCATGTGCGCGATTTGTGAGGTAGAAATATCTCACGCTTTAGAGTATAAGACTGGCAGGACTGTCGCGGTTGACCACAATCACGAAACGGGTGAAATTCGCGGCATACTTTGTTCTAAGTGTAATTTGGTTCTCGGCCACGCAAGAGAAAGCACCGATATTCTTTATAAGAGCATCGTTTACTTGAGCGAACGTGGGACTTATACACCGAAGAGGTAGTCTTTGTTTATGGTTGCGAAGCGGTATCAAAATCCAAAGGGCGGCCTAAACGAAGCCGGACGTAAACATTTCAAGCGGACTGAGGGTGCGAACCTCAAAGCGCCCGTCAAGTCTGGGGACAATCCACGGAGGGCCTCATTCCTAGCGCGCATGGGAAATATGCCGGGACCGGAGCGTAATGCGAAGGGCGAACCGACCCGACTTTTACTATCGCTGCAAGCGTGGGGTGCGTCATCTAAAGCAGACGCGAAGGCCAAAGCCAAAGCCATTTCCGCCCGTAACAAGGGAAAGTCAAAATGAAGAATGGCCTCTACAAGAATATTTGGGAAAAGCGCGAACGGATCAAGGCTGGCTCTGGGGAGAAGATGCGTAAGCCGGGAACTAAAGGCGCGCCGACTGCTGCTGCCTTCAAGGCTTCTGCTAAAACGGCCAAGGGGAAAAAGAAATGAAGAAGTATGACGACGCGGCGAAGAAGATCGCCAAGGTCATGGGTGAATACAAGCGCGGGAAACTGCACGCTGGCGTAGACCCCAAAGGCCCGAAGAAAGCCCCGATGGCTAAATCCCGCAAGCAGGCGATTGCGATTGCGCTTTCGGAAGCCGGTAAATCGAAAAAGAAATAATGGTAACGCAAGAGTTCCTTGGCCGTAATCAATTAGTAGATCGACTTGCAGCGCAAGTCGGCGACAGAGATATGGCCGTAGGAATTCTAGTTAAAAACGGGCTTATGACCACCGACGGTAAGCTAACCGCCAAAGGCCACGCCCGTAATGCTATGACAGCCGAAGAGCGCGCAATTGATCGGGCTGTAAAGCGGAGTGGTAAAAATCACGGGGATTATGTATATGATCCCAAGACCAATCGCGCCACCTTACGGAAGAGATAATAGATGGCATATCGCAATAATCGCAAGCCGACTAAGGCCGAGATGGCTAAGAACCAGTCGATGTATCAGGACACCGGCGTTCCCAATGCCAACTCCGAAAGCGACGACAGCGAAGCCATGTCCTCGGATGAAACTGAGATTGAACTTCCCGACGGCACTGAAGTATCTATCGAAGAGCCGGAGATGGAAGAAGATACCGAGACTACGCCGGTATCTGAAGAAGAACTTGAGAACATTGTCCGCGCTGAGATCGACGACGCGCAGGAATATATCGACGACGTAATCAGCCCGGAGCGTGCGCTTGCTGGTCAGTATTATAAGGGCGAACCCTTCGGTAACGAAGAAGAAGGCCGCTCTCAGGTCGTGTCGATGGATGTGCGCGATACCGTGCAGGCCATCATGCCGTCGATCATGCGCGTATTCTTCTCGGCCAATAATGTCGTCGAGTTTGCGCCGAACGGCCCGGAAGACGTAGCCAACGCCGAGCAGGCGACGGATTATGTCAACTACTGCTTGACGC